GTATGGATGAGGTAGAGACAACCAACGGCAGACTCAAGATTGCTTTTGTGGACGAAACAGAAGTGAGTCTGACAGAACACACATACTTGGAGATCAACGAGTATGTGTATGATCCTGACCCAGACAAGAGTCGTATGGCGCTCAACTTTGCCCAGGGCACTGCGAGATTTGCGACGGGTAAACTGGGACTTGTTCCCAGAGAAAACATTAGCATACAAACACCCACTGCCACTATAGGTATTCGTGGCACAGACTTTACTACCACCGTGGACGAACTTGGACGCAGTCTGGTAATACTGTTACCTCAAGGTGACTGTCTGGATGCTCGTAATTTAGAGGCAGGCTGTGTGCCGTCAGGTAGTATTAGTGTTAGTAACTTGGGTGGCACAGTAACACTCACTGAAGCATACCAGGCTGTGCTCGTGACTACTTCAGAGACCAGACCCACGCCCCCAGTAGTATTAGAGAACATAACAGTGGCACAGATTGACAATATGTTTATTGTATCAGAGCCAGAGGAGATACAGAAGCAAGAGGAAACCCAGACAAAGACCAATGATATGCTGGATTTTGATGGACTTGACAAAGACTTTTTGGAAGAAGATTTATTTCAGTTAGAGGATGAACCCACGCTGGAGTTTACAGAGTTAGACATAAACTATCTGGATGTGGATTTGTTAGCAAGTATTATTGACAGCATAGAAGATTTAGACGTAGCAAGTATCTCACTGGGCGCAGAGGTGTTGAACGACAGACAGCAAACTACAAGCATCACTGGCACACTCAATCCTGGCTTTGATCCACAGACAGGATACAACACCGTGATAGAGTCAGAGGGAATATGGTTTTACAGACAAACTGATAGCACTATTAGTTTGAAGGTAGACCCAGGTGGCACCTATTTGCTCGTTACACAGGCAGATGGTAGCACCAGCAGAATATGTGTAAACTCATGTGGCGGCTCAGAGATATTGATCAGACAGGGGGGATAAAATGAGCAGAGGATTAGTATTATATTTGTGTTTGTTAGCGGCAGTGTGCTATGCTATTGTGTTCCTGCCTGAGCAGGTTTTAGCAGACAACGAGATCGATCTCACACAATCAGGCAACAGTCTCACACTCACTATTGACCAGATTGGAGGACAAAACTTTGTTGGCGGGATATCAGGTCAGAGTTTTTCAGGAAGCCTATCAGGATCAGACAACGAAATAATCATACATCAGCATTCTAAATTAGTAGGAACCTACGATAATAGAATCTACATATATGATTTTGATGGCGACAACAATTATGTAGAACTACGCCAGGGTAGTGACAGAAGGGATGGCATAACTGGTAGTGTTCGAACTGACAATACGGAATACTCAGGACACGAAATGTTGTTTGATCTCGATGGTAGCAATAATGAAATCATTATCGGTCAACGTAATGCTAGTGATCAAGGACATTACGCACACATAGGTGTATGGAGTGATAACAATACTATCACAACCACTCATGGTAATACTGGTTACAAGGAGTTGTATATTTACACAGATGTCGACGGCAACACAATAGATGTTATGCAATCAGGCACTAAAGCGGCTGATGCCTATTTAGATATATCAGGTGCTTATGGAACTACCATAGAATTAACCCAGGAAAATTACACTAGCGCAGTAAGTTACACATTGTTTCAGAACTGTCAGACAGCAGGTGGCTGTAGTATTGGCATAGTACAAGAAAACTAATGAAATATATTTACAGTGCCTGGGCAGTAGCACTCACAATCATACTGCTAACATACACAAAGATAACTGACCCTGTATGGGCCCAGAGTTTGAGATCACAGACATTTGACAGACTACAACAGTTGGACGAAGTCAAACACAGCTCAGAAGTTGTGATTGTAAACATAGGCGAACGTAGCCTTGAAGCATGGGGACAATGGCCATGGCCCAGACAGAATATCGCACAATTGATTGCCGACTTGAGGCAATCAGGAGCAGGTATAATAGCACTAAACGTGATGTTCCCAGAGACGGATCGTTTTGGTGGCGACGAAGTGCTCGCCAGTTGGATGAACCAAAACGGAATAATTTTAAGCCAGACCCCGAGCTCCAAAGGAATCAGGAGTTCAGGCCCGCACATTGGCACGGCCACCATAGGCTCTTCGAAGCCTACACAATACTTGCTACAGTGGTCGAACCTGATAACGAACATAACTGAACTCGAAGACGTAGCCGCAGGCATAGGTGTTATTGCTTCAGCACCACAACCAGATAACCAGACCAGAACATACCCGCTTGCTATTACTGTAGCAGATGCTATCTATCCCAGTTTTGCTGTAGAGATACTCAGAGCATACACAGGCAAGCCCAGTTACATTATCAAGACGTCAAACATAGGAGTAACCGAAGTAGCAGTGCCGCCCTTTGATCCCATCGTAACAAATCCTGACGGCACAGCATACATAAGATTCAATAATACATTTGATGTATTAGAATATACACCTGGTGTACGATTACCAGACTTGGCTGGCAGATTTGTGATAGTGGGCGTTAGTGCTGAAGGTATTTCAAACCCAGTGCCCACACCCAGAGGCAACATACTGCCACAAGACATACAAGCTCATATGCTACAGAACTTCGTGGATGGCTCAAACATAGTTCGCACAGAACTATCGCCCCTGTTAGAACTTGCTCTGACTATTGTGGGTATGATGTTAGTAGCAATCATAGTCTATAAGTTGCCCATATGGCTGAGTATGCCAGTTAGTTTAGGTATAATCTCTAGTTATGCTTACGGTAGCGTCTGGGCATATACTAACAAACTGTGGTTGGTTGATGCCACGTTCCCTATACTTGCGACATTCCTGATATTTGCGCAAGCAAGTTTCAATAACTTCTATGTTCAGTTCAAATTGCGCGAGCAGATCAAGAAACAGTTCGAACACTACATAGCACCTGGCTTGGTAAAACGCCTACAGAAAAATCCAGAGTTACTCAAACTAGGTGGCGAAACTAAAACAATGACATACCTATTCTCAGACATCAGAGGATTCACACCCATATCAGAACAGTACAAGACAGACCCACAAGGTTTGGGCAAGCTCATAAACAGATACATGACGCCCATGACGAACATTACCCTGGATAATTCAGGCACCATAGACAAATACATAGGGGATGCGCTCATGGCTATCTGGGGGGCACCGCTTGACGTTCCTGACCATGCCAATCAGGCTGTCAAGACGGCACAGGAAATGGAGGTGGCGTTAGCCAAACTAAATGAAGAACTCAAGAAGGAAGGTCTACTGGAACTCGGTGTTGGCATCGGTATTAACACTGGCGATGCTGTGGTTGGTAATATGGGCAGTGACACCCGCTTTGACTATACTGTTTTAGGAGACAGCGTAAACTTAGCCGCAAGGCTGGAAGGACAAACCAAGGAGTATGGTGTGTTCTATATGTTTACGCAACAGACGTTAGATTGTCTGACTGACTATGATTCAGATCAACTGGCGTTTATTGACCGGATAGCAGTAAAAGGACAGACTGCTCCGGTTGACATCTACACCCTGGTTAGTGTAGAATATGCGTTAGCAATAAACTGTGTAACGCATTGCTATCAGAACTTGTCATGGTCGGAAGCCAGACAAAACCTCAAGCACCTGCGCAAACACAATGAAACACTGGCAGACTTATATGAGCACAGACTCAATCAGCCAGAGCCAGGACCAGATTGGGACGGTGTAGACAGGAAAACAAGTAAGTAAAAGTATGACAACCAAAATAGGCATCATAGGCCACGGCTTTGTTGGCAGTGCTGTAGCCAACGGATTCAAAAGGGACATAGACAAACTCATAGTTGATCCCGCACTTACTAGTGTTACCATTGATGTATTAGTAAACGACTTCAAGCCTGACGGTGTATTTGTATGTGTCCCCACACCTGAGACCAAGACTGGTGACGTCAATGTTGATATAGCAACAGAAGTATTAAGTGAACTATGCGACCTCAAATACAAAGGCGTGGTAATAATCAAGAGCACTATCACACCCAAGCACCTTACTAAGTTTAAAAAGAAGTTTAGTTCACTCAAGTTAGTTTACAATCCAGAGTTTCTGACAGAAGCAAATAGTTTCCAGGACTTTCTAAATCCCAATATGCAGATACTTGGCGGCAAATGGAGAGACTGTGAGTGGGTAGAGCGATTGTATGTTAGGCACAGCAACGTCAGAGTAGTGCCTACATTTAAAGTAGACCTCATTACGGCTAGTATGCTCAAGTATACTATTAACAGTTGGCTAGCAACCAAAGTAACATTCTTTAACGAGCTCAAAGAGCTCTACGATGCATCTAACACCAAAGTGCCCTGGGAAAGTTTTACAGATATGCTTACACGCGATCCCAGAATGGGCGACACTCATATGCAAGTACCTGGACCTGATGGACAACCTGGCTTTGGCGGACACTGCTTCCCCAAAGACACAGAAGCCTTCCTTTACTATGCTAGAGAAATGGGAGTGGATTTAGGTGTGTTATCAGAAGCAGTTGCTAAGAATAAAAAACTTAGACCCTAGCAATATCTAAAATCTTCTCTAGTTTCTCAGTACCACCGTTACGCATCAAGGTGTTGTAGGCACCCTGGTGTAAAGGCTTGGGCCATACGCCAATGTTTACCCAGGCATAGCCCGCACTCTCTCGATTAATAGTAGGCTGGAATTCACTATCCGTAACATAGGCAAAACTGTAGTAATAGAACTGTTTGTTGCGGCTCTGATAGATGTCTATGGGATTTAGTTTCTGTAGGTCAGGCACAAAGCCTATTTCTTCCTGTAACTCACGCTGGATACATTCGAATGGCGTCTCACCGTTTTCGATAATGCCTCCCCAGAATCCCCAGGTATGCTTGAAGCGTTTGTCTGAATTGCGAAGTTGTAACAGGCACCTGCCAGTGTCACGTGCTAGGAACAGCACTCCCGCGGCAGTAGTACTAGGGGTAGAGTCTCCAGAACCCACCATTATAAACACCCTCGTATGCACTGAACCATTTTTCACCGTCCCATTTTAACTTCTTGTCTGTATAGTTATTAGTGACGATCTCAGTATCAGGAGATTCAGAACTCTCAAATGCTACAAACCAGTTGCCGCCAGTGCCTACTTCTATGATGTCGTTGGCCTGACCCTTGACAAAGTTGTCGCCCCAGTAGTTTTCTCCAGCAGGTACGTTAGCAGTAATTAAATAACGCTGTCCTGGTGCCTTGGGTGGTAATCCATCGCCTGGGAAAGCATCGTTGGGATCAATGATCCTAGTGATAGGATTAAGCGTGTCTGCTGGCAGAGTATCTGCCGCAATGTTCCAGATAAGTTTGCTAGGATCGAATGGATGCTCTTTGACGCCACCCACAATCATAGCAAGTTCGTTGTCTATGTCGTCACTAGTATTGACTTTTAGCAAACTAGTGTCAGTAATAAGTCCGCCCTGTATCTCAAGCAGGTCACTCCACAGTGCTGGCTGATAGTCTCTGGTAAGCAGTTGTGCTTCAGATGCTTCTATTCTCAAACGATAATCGTTTGGTGTAATAATAAGTTGCTCTGGTGTCTCGGGCACTGTACGGAAGAAGTCATAGAACTGACTATCAAATCCATAAAAGTCATCGTCTGTATCTGAAAATATATTCTGTACAATAGTCTGGATGATTTGCTGACGCTTGACTTGTGCTGGTGGATTGATCCAGATAGGTACCTCAAATGTCATGGTAGCAATATCAATAATATCGTCTACACCAGTAGGTATAGTGCGGTTACTCCAGTTTACGTCTGACAACGTTACTTCAAAAATGCTACTCCAGTCAAGCGGATTGTTTGTGCTCTGTATTTGAATACTAGGATTAAAGATAACCATGAGTTGTTCCATGATTTGTAACTTAGTATCAGTGTTTGGCGACCAAATATCCACCTGTATAGTAAGATTGTATGGCACTGGCATGTAACGGTTTACAGTATACAAGTTACCAGGACCATCGCCATACACATTGTTCTGATGATCATACTCACGCTCTGCTACCTGTACAGTATCCACGTTGAAGGGCTCTTGTGTGCGACTCTGCTCGTACTTGAGGCTCTGTATAGCAACACTAATAAATGGTGTAGAGTTTATGATATTCTCTGAATTGTTGCGCATGATATGAGTAACCATACGACTGCTATCTGCGTAACGGCAAGGCACACGGTTATAGTTCACTCCCTTTTCAGTATACTCCCTGACTCTGAAGTGACTAAAGATTCTAATTAACTGGAT